CCCGCCCTTCGAAAATTTCGCAGACCAATTTTCGAGAAAACCCACTTTTTCAAAATCCAATCAAATCACGAAATATCGAGTGGAATTACGAACAGACCATATGATATTGTTATGCTAGTAGTAGTGTTAGTTAGGGGATGTGCCTTGGCTGCTTGATTCGTCTTGTAGCCAAGTGGAAAGCATAACTTTGTTGTTCATGTTTTCAATTTCCTATAACAGCAGAAGCGGAGGAAGACTCCGCTTATTTATTTTTAAGGAGGAAATACGATGTACGAAGCAAGAGTAATTAGAAACTTCACTTTTGCAAAATTCAAATCACATGGTGAATTCAAAAAAGGTGAAATAATCAAAGACCTAACCAAAGCAGATGTAGACTATTTAAGTGGTAACAACCCATATCATGGTACATTTATAGATAATATCAGAGAGATAGTTGAAGAAGCCGTAAAACCAGAAGAAGTTGAAACTGCTACTAAAAAGACTACAACTAGAAAAACTAATAGCAAGAAGAAATAATGCGATATAGAGATAACCCACTAATTGAGAAAAGGTACAATTGCGAGAAGTGGAAAAAGGTTAGGAAATTGAAACAAATGGAATCGAATGGTTTCTGTGAGAGATGTTTGGAACGTGGCATATATAACCCAGGGAAAATCGTACACCATTTAGAACCAATCACAGATATGAACTATATGGACGATAACTTAATGTACGGCTTGGAGAATTTACAATTTGTATGTGATAGCTGCCACAAAGAGATACACGGAAATCAAGACGATTATTATTTTGACGAGGATGGGATGTTATGCCAAAGAAAGTAAATTTGAACATTAATTTAGAAAGTATAGCTGAGAAGTTTGACGAAAACGACCCAAAAGGGAAAATGGGGTTAACGTTATTGCAAAGAGCTATATTCATGCAAGAAGAACTAAAAAGGTTAGAAAAGGAAATTGAAGAAAAAGGTTCTGTTACTGAAATGAGCCAAGGAAGTTATAGCATAGAAAGGTTAAATCCAGCAACCAATGCGTATAATGGAATGATAAAGAACTTCACAAGTGTAATTAAGCAAATAAATGACTTAATTCCTGTGGAAGTTAAAGAAGAAGTTGACGCCTTCGAGGTGTTTCAATGAGCTACATCAAAGAATATTATGATTTCCTTGTAGCTAACCCAGATAAAGCGTGTGCAAAAATATTATGTGTCTATAAAAAATTAGTACATGATATTGAAAACCCAAAAGAGATAACGTTCTATAATTCAATAACAGACGAAGAAGAAACGCACCGCTTTATTTTTGACGAACATAAAGGGCAAAGACCAATAAGGTTCATTGAGCAATTTTGTAGACATTCAAAAGGCAAGTGGGCTGGACAACCAATTAAATTAGAATTATACCAAAAAGCCTTTATTGAGGCATTATATGGATTTATAGACGAGGAAACTGGACTTCGAAAATATAAGAAGGCAGTTTTTTTAGTTGGAAGAAAAAATGGCAAGTCAACTTTAGATAGTGGACTAGGCAATTATATGCTAATGATGGACGAAGAAGGCGGAGCTGAATGTTACGCTGTCGCTGTAAAACGTGACCAAGCAAAGATTGTATGGGAAGAAGCCAAAAGAATGGTTAAGCAATCACCAGAGCTTGCTAAAAGGACTAGATGCTTAATAACGGGCATGTATTACGACAAGACTAATAGCCAATTTAAAGCATTAGCTAGCGATTCGAACTCATTAGATGGTCTAAATAGTTCGTTTGTTGTGGCTGACGAGATTCACGCATGGAAGGACAAGAACTTATTAGACGTAATGTACGACTCAATGAGCGCACGTGACCAACCAATACTGCTTGAAACGTCAACAATGGGAACTATAAGAGAGAGTGTGTTCGATAATGAATACGATTATTGTAGTGACGTGCTAGATGGCTATGAAGGAAAGTCAAATGTAGTAGACGAAACTATATTGCCAGTAATATACGAACTAGATAAAGCGACAGAGTGGCAAGACGAAAAGAAGTGGTATAAGGCAAATCCAGGGCTTGGAGTAATGAAAAACATAAAAGACTTGCGTGATAAGGTTCAAAGAGCTAAAAACAACCCATCGGAGTTAGTAAATTTGCTATGTAAGGACTTTAATATACGTCAAAGTGAACAAGATAGGTGGCTAACTTTCGAAGATATAAATAACGAAGAAAAATACACGGAAGAAGATATATATGATACGTATGGAGTAGGTGGCGTAGATTTATCGGCAACAACTGACCTTACGTGCGCTACTATTCTAGTATTTAGAAAGGGCAAAAAGTTTGTTTTGCAGCAATACTTCATACCACAAGCTAATTTAGAGTACAAAATTAAGGACGATAAGACACCTTATGACAAATGGGAGAAACTAGGCTTAGTTACAATATGCGAAGGTGCTAAAGTAGACTATTCACAAGTAACACAATGGTTTATAAGAATGAAAGACGATTATAAGATTAATACATTGTGGATTGGCTATGACCCTTGGAACTCAAATTATTGGATTCAAGAGATGGACAGATGTGGTTTTAAAGCTTATGAAGTACGACAAGGTGTAAAAACCTTATCAAACCCAATGAAACAGCTAGAAGCCGATTTAATAGAAAAGAATGTAATATATAACAACAACCCAATTCTAAAGTGGTGCTTGGTAAATACTAACGTGAAGAGGGACGAAAACGACAACATAAGACCTGTTAAAGGTCAAAAACAGAGAGCAAGAATAGACGGAGCAGTAAGTTTGATTATTGCGTACGCAGTTCTATATGAGAATATAAATGATTATTTGTCGGTACAGGAGGAATAATGGAAAAGAGGAGTTTTTTACAAAGACTTTTTAATGTAAGACCTAGAATAGTTGAGAATACCACTCAACTACAGCTTTTAAATGGTTATAATGCCGTTTATACAGGAATAGGCAATAAAGAATATGACCAAAAGGTAGCAAGGCAATGTATAGACAGAATAGCGACACATTGTGCTAAGTTAGAGCCAAAACATATTGAAAGTAGTTTATCAAAGGAAGTAAGCTCACAGATTAATTATTTGTTGAGTAACAAACCTAACCCATTAATGAATACCTTTGATTTTATCTACAAAATAATATCAATGCTGTATTCGGACAAGAACGCTTTTGTGTATATTCATAGAAACAAATTAGGAATAGTACAAGGCTTTTACCCTTTAATGGCATCTTCATATCAATTATACGAAGACGAAAATGGAAAATTGTACTTAGAATTTATGTTTATGAATGGCAAAACGTATATGTTACCATACCTAGAGCTTATACACTTACGATTATTCTATAACCAAAATGACATTTTTGGAACGTTAGATAATGCACTAAAAACAGATTTGGAAGCAACACATGTGGCAAGTGAAGGAATCAAGAACGCAATAAAGACATCAACTACTTTAAAGGGTATTTTGAAGTTCACTAACGCAATGCTAAAGGAAAAAGATATTCAGGCAAGTAAACAAAAATTCGTAAACGATTATATCAACCTAGAAAATGAAAGTGGTATTGCTTCGTTGGATGGTAAAGCAGAGTTCCAAGAAGTAAATCTAAAACCAATAACATTGGATGCTGACCAATTAAAAATGGTCAATTCGAATGTATATGATTATTTTGGAATTTCAGAGAATATCGTAAAGAGTGATTTTAAGTCAGACCAATGGAACGCATTTTATGAAGCTGTAATTGAGCCAAGAGCTATTCAGATGGGTCATGAATTTACAAATAAGCTATTCAATAAAGAAGCAATTAAAAAAGGTCATAAGATTATATTTACAACGAACAGGTTGATGTATGCTCCACTAGATAGTAAGGTAAACCTAATCAAGAACACATCTTCTTATGGTTACTTACGTGTAGACGAAGCAAGAGAAGTTCTAGGCTTGCCACCACTAGGAGGAGAAGAAGGACAAAGAATTTTACAATCTTTGAACTCAATAGATACGACAATCGCAAATGAATACCAAGTAAATAGTAAGAAGGGAGATTAAGCATGAAAGAGAAAAGAATGTTTGAAGTAAGAGCAGCAGACAATCAAGAAAGCAAAGAAATGATTGTTGAAGGCTACGCTGTAGTGTTCGAAAGCCCACAAACTTATGAATATACAGAAGTAATTGATAGAAACGCACTAGACACAACAGATATGAATGATTGTGTTTTAAGATACAATCATAGCTCAGAAGGATTTTCGCTAGCTCGTACAAGAAACCACTCATTAGAACTTTCTATTGATAACAATGGTTTATATGTAAGGGCTAGAATAATTGACACACAACATGGTAGAGATTTTTACAAAATGATACAAGAAGGTCTAGTAGACAAAATGAGTTTTGCATTTTCAGTTACAAAGGACGAATGGGATAACGAAACAAAGACACGTAGAATTTTAGAGATAGATAAACTTTATGATGTGTCAGCAGTTGACCAACCATTTTATGAAGATACTTCAATTTTTGCACGTAGCTTGGCAGATTTTGAAAAAGAATCAGCTGAAAAGAAGTTAGAGCTAGAAAAACAAAAAATGTTACTAATATTGGCTTGCGAGAATAAAAAATAAGCCGTTTTTATTTTAAATTAATATGTTTATATGCCTAAAAGAGGAGCGTGGTATAACGCTCCTTTTTGCTTGGTATAAAGCAATAGGGCTTATATAAATCGGTGGTAGAACCGAGGGGTTCGTAATTGTGCGGACGAAAATCTTTTAAAAGGAGATTTAACATGGAAGAGTTAAAGCAAAAGATACTTGAAGCTAAGTCTTTAGAAGAACTTGAAACTTTGAAAGCCGAAATGAAATCTCTTGAAAGCGAACAAGAAGAAGTAAAGACAGAAGAAGTCAAGGAAGAGGTTAAGGAAGAAGAAGTTAAGGAAGAAGAAGTTAAGGAAGAAGTTAAAGAAGAACCTAAAGAAACAATTAGTGAAGAGGAAGAACGTTCATTAATGTTGGACGTAGAAGAAAAGTCACAAGACGTGGCAAATTTAAAAAAAGTTAATGGAGGACAAGAAAAAATGGAAGAAAAGAAATTTGACCTAAACTCAAAAGAGTATAGAAGCGCATGGGCTAAAAAGGTTATGGGATTGTCAGAAGACAAATTTACAGAGGAAGAGAAAAGAGCTTTAGGAGATGCTATCACAACTACAGCTACAACATTCGTAGCTTCAGCAGAAAACACACAAGGAATTAACAATGGTGGTTTATTCATTCCAGAGAGTGTAAGAATGGAATTAATGGAAATAATTGAACACATGTCACCATTCTTTAGAGATATTAGAAAATTATCTGTAAATGGAAACATTGATTTGCCATACTTATATTCAGCTGACGATGCTGAATGGTATGTAGAACTTAATGACACAAAGAATGAAGGACAAGAATATAGAAATCTACAATTAACAGGATGGGAACTTGCAAAAGACATCGTTATTACATGGAAAGCAGAAGAAATGGCTGTTGAAAGCTTTATCTCATTTATACTTGAAGAGTTAGCACACAAAATGGGTGTTGCTTTAATTCATGCTTGTATATATGGTGATGGTTCTAACAAACCAACTGGTGTATTAAATGGTTTAACACCAGTAACAGAAGGTGAAACACCAATCGACAACATAGTAAATACATACGCTTCTTTATCATTAGATGCTAGACAAGGTGCTAAAGTATATGTTTCTACAGCAGTTAAAATCGCTATGGTTGGTTATCAAGATGGTAATGGAAATTACCCATTCTTACAAGGAATAAATGGAACTGACCTATTCGCAATAGAAACAGACCCATTCTTAGAGAATAACGACATTATAGTTGGAAATCCAAGATACTACATCTTAAATATCAATACTCCAATGAGAATTGATAGAGAGAAGACAGTCAAAGGAAGAAAAACAACTTATGGTGCTTATGGAATTTACGATGCAAAAGCTAAACCAGGAGCATTTGCTAGAGGTTCTTACACACCAGTAGCTAGTTTATAGAATTTAATTTAAGGAGATAAAGACATGACTTTAGAAGAGTTAAGTAATTTACAAGTTTCAAACATAATTGCCAATACAAGTGAATTAAAGTCGTTAGTAAAACAATGCTTGTCAGTTGTAGAAACATCTACAGCAAAAGACGACGAAATTGTAATGTGGATAAGCGCAGCTATAGAAGATTTGGTTAGAAATCAAATTGACGTAGAAAGCAATCTATCAAATGGCTTAATTCAAGGGGCAATCGTAATGTATGTAAAGGCTAACTTCGGTAACGGAGAGCAAGAAGAAAAAGACAGGTGCGAAAGAACTTATAAACAGACTCTAACAAACTTGTCTTTATCTCAAAAATTTCTATTGGAGGAAATAGAATGATATACACATCATGTACGCTAAGAAAATTAACTATTAACTATAACGATTTCGGAGCTAAGATAGACGATTCTATAGTGGAAACAGAAGTGCCAATAATTCGAATTGAAAAAGTAAGGCAAACGGAGTTTTACAAAGCAAGTGAAGTTGGTTTTAAGCCAGAACTTAGGTTGGTCATAAGCACTCTAAACTATAATGACGAAGAGGAACTTGAATATGGTGGAGTAATTTACTCAATCATACGTAAGGAAATCGGAATTGACACAATGATATTAATTTGTGAGAGGAAGATTAAAAATGCCTAACATAAAGCCAGAAGATGTGAAAGCCTATATTACAAGCCTAATCGACAAATATGAAAAACAAGTTGAAGATGTTGTCAAAACATCGACAAAAGATTTGGCTACAAAAATTAAGCCAGAACTTAAAGGTTATTCTAAAAAAGGCGGTCAGCTATATAGGACTGGACAATATAGGAGTGGTTGGACTAGAAGAACAATTAATCGCAAAGACCAATTTCAAATAAAGACGTATAACAAGAACAAACCTACAATAGTACATTTGCTAGAGTTTGGACACAACGCTCCAATGGTTAAAGCTAGGGCTTACCCACATGTAAGGCAGACTGAACTTAAATACTTAGAAAAACTATTAGAAGAAATCGAGAAAGGGGTAACAGAATGACTCTAAAAGACCTAAAAGATAGGTGCGACAATGCTAATTTGACATACCAATATGGAATGGTTGAAGAAGGCACTAAACCACCTTATTTAGTTGGAATTGTAAGTGATAGTAATAATTTTATCGCAGATAACAAAGTGTATAAAAAAATTGATTCAGTAGAACTTTACTATACATATAAAGTTAAAGATACAGACATTGAAGACACAATAGAAAACGTCATACTTGAAGATGTTGTTTGGAGAAAAGGTGACGAAAACTTTTATAAAGACGACGAAGTATGGCAAGTAGTTTATTATTTTAATATTTAAAGGAGAAGAAAATGGGAAAGGTTTTATATGGAATAAGAAAAGTATATGTTGCTAAACTTACAGAAGAAAATGGCGCAATCACTTATGGTACACCATTTGCTGTAGAAGGCGCAACAGGTTTTTCACCAGAACCACAAGGAGATACAACAATCTTCTATGCAGACAATAAGATTTATTTTAGAAAAGAACAAAACAATGGTTATGAAGGTGAATTAACTCTAGCTGTAACACCAGACGAGTTCTTAATTCAAATCATGGGAAGAACAAAAGATTCTAACGATGTAGTAGTTGAAAATTCAGACGATAGAACGGCAAGATTTGCTTTAATGTTTGAAGGTGAAGGCGACCCAAAAAATAGAAGATTTGTTTATTGGGATTGTTCAGCTACAAGAACATCAAGAGAATTTAATACAACAGAAGATTCAATCGAAGTTGGAACAGAGAGCATGACAATAACAATAGCTCCACGTTCAACCGATAATGCTGTTGGTGGTTATGTTGAATTAACAGAAGATAACGCAGCTGTTTACAATGGTTGGTTTAATGCTGTTTATGAAACAACCGCTAGTCTATAGGAGGAAATATGAAGAAGAAATTGAAAATATGTGGCAAAGAGTATGAAGTATGTTCTAGTGCTTTCACAATGTTTTTATACAAAAAGGAATTTAAGACAGGAATAATATCAGACATAGGAAGATTGCAAGAATTTGCGATTATTCAAGAAAAAGTTGAAAAAGAAATGGAAGGGAAAACCCAAAAAGAAATTGAAGAAGCTATTGGGTTGGCACTAATGCCTCAAATGGACACATTTATTGAAGTGGCTTTGAGAATAGCATATATTTTTATAAAATGTGCTAACCCTAGCTTTATGACATTTGAAGAGTGGCTACAGACAATAGAAGAAATAGATTTTGGTGACCCTTGGGTGAGTGAGGTAACAGAACTTGCTGTAAATTCCTTTTGTGGACAAGGAACTGCTAGAACAACTCAAACTAATTAAAGGAACAAAAAGTACAAATGATAACCCAATGGAATATGACTTTATATCTAAGTCATTAATGATGGGCTTTAGTATAAATGACATAAAAGAATTAGATTATGCCGACATTGCTAAGATAATGATATGTTCTATTCCAGAAGACAAGAAGTATAAGAAAGCAACAGCGGCAGACTGGGACAAATTAATGTAGGAGAGAAATATGGCAAAATATGGTTTTAATGTAACGATAGGTGCGGATACTAGACCATTTGCGACAGCTTTAAGGTCACTCAATGCTCCAATACTTGATGCGCAAAAATCATTAACAAGGCTGACACAAGGTTTAAAACTAAACCCAATGAATACAGCGTTATTGTCAGCAAAGATGGAGCAGTTGGGGTGGACTATTCAGCAAACAAAAGACAAGTTGGCTGGATTGAAAGCAGCTAGAGAAAACTTAATAAGGTCAGCTAATGGTAAATTTACTGAGGAACAATATCAGACACTAACAAAATTAAATATCGAGATAGCAACAACAGAAGAAGAACTAAAAAAACTTCAAAAAGAATATAAAAATTTTGGTTCTATTTCAGCTCAGCAATTAATTGTAGCTGGTAAAAATGTTCAAGATTTCGGTAAAAAAGTTACTGACGTTGGAAATAAATTAAGAGGGTTAAGCTTAGCAGCAGCTGGTTTGCTAGGTGGAATAGTAAAAACAGCGGCAGACTTTGAAGATGCTTGGGTTGGTGTTACAAAAACGGTCGATGGCGCAGACAACACTCTAAGGCAGAGCCTTATTGATATGGCTAAAATGACAGGTGTTTCAAAAAACGAAATTGCTGGGGTAGCACAAGCGGCTGGTCAATTAGGCATTGGAAAAGACAGCATAGCCGACTTTACTAAAGTAATGGTGAACTTAGGCATTGCGACAGATATGACGGCAGAAGATGCCGCTATAAATTTGGCTAGACTTGCTAATATTACACAAATGTCTAGAGAAGATTATGGAAAACTTGGTGCTACAATAACGCATTTAGGAAACAATTATGCTATTACTGAAAGTGAAATTGTCAATATGGCGACAAGACTTGCCTCAACAGGTGATTTGGTAGGACTAAATCAAGCACAAATAATGGCATTAGCAACCGCTATGGGTTCATTAGGAGCAGAGGCAGAAGCTGGTGGTACAGCTATGTCAAAAATGTTTAGAAAAATGAAACTTTCGATTGAAACGGGTGACAAAAACTTAGAAAAATTTGCTAAAGTTTCTGGAATGAGCGTAAAGGAATTTAAGGAATCTTTCGAAAAAGATGCGCTAGGTACATTAAATGCGTTTACTAAGGGTTTAGCTAAGATAGAAGCCGATGGTGGAAGTGCAATAGCCACTTTAGACGACATGAAATTATCGGAAGTAAGATTGTCAGATGCGTTATTAAAACTTGTTGGTGGTGAAGATTTATTATCGCAAGCGATAAGCGATGCTAACACAGCATGGAATGAAGGAACAGCCTTAGAAAAAGAAGCACAAAAAAGATACGAAGAATTTTATTATAAATTAGGACAAGTAAGAGAAACGCTAGGTGAAATAGCTGTAAAAATAGGCGATACGCTTTTACCTATAATAAGCGATATTTTAGAGAAAGTTCAACAATGGGTAGACAAATTTACAAACATGGATGAAGGAACAAAAAAAGTAATTGTAGTTGTATTATTGTTGGTTGCAGCACTTAGCCCATTGTTAGTAATAATTGGGAATCTTATCGTTGTAATAGGTGGCATAATGGTAGTCTTAGGCGCATTAGGCGTTTCCTTTGCTGCTTTATCAGCTCCAGTATTAGCTGTGGTTGCTGTAATTGGAGTCTTGATTGGTATATTTATTAAGCTATGGAACACAAACGAAGATTTTAGAAACAATGTAATGAATATTTGGAACACATTAAGTGGTTTTTTCATGAATCAAGTACTACCACGTTTTTCTGGCTTTTTAAGTTTATGGGTAGGATTCTTTAGGTCAACATTTAGTATAGCTATTACAATAATAAAAGGCTTGCTTACTAATGCGACAATAATTGTTAATGGTGTTATAGGTGTATTTTCTGGAATTATAACATACTTGCAAGGTGTATTTACTGGAAATTGGAGGCAAGCATGGGAAGGAATTAAAAATATATTTAGTTCAATCATAGAATCTATCAAAGGGTTATTTAGTGGCGCTATTGAATGGATGTCTAGTAAGATTTCTGGCTTAGTAAACACAATTACAAGCATACCAGACAAAATACAAGGAATTAAAAATAGTATTGGTAACATTAAAGTTAAAGTTCCAGGATTCGCTAGTGGAGGGATTGTTACAAGTCCAACGCTTGCTATGATAGGTGAAGGAAGTTCAGCTGAGGCTGTTGTTCCACTAGATAAATTGCCAAAAATAATGGCAGAAGCTATGAAAGGTATTGGCGTAGGTGGTGCTAACATAACGATATATACACAAGAATTAGATTCACAAAAGCTAGAGCAAATAGTAAGTTACGTAGACAGAAGATTTGGCGCAAGTTATTAGGAGGAAAAAATGGTTAGAAAATTTGGACTAATCAATGAAAAAGGTGAAGAATATTCATTTATGGACATAGACAAGTATTGTTTACTAATTGACCCAGATGGGCTTGGAATAACATACGATACTTCATACGAGCGAATAGGAATAAACTTTGTAGAAAATCTAAGGCAGCTAGACCAGGGAAAAATAACTGGAACGGCTGTCTTTTCTAATTACAAAAATTATAGAAAATTAATCAATTTTATCGAAGATTCAGACCATTTAAGATTTCATTATGTAGTGCCAGACGTTGGTGAATATTATAGAGATGTTCTTATTGCCGAAATATCTAAAAGTGAGATTAAGCCAGATGGGTTCTTACAAGAAACGATAACGTTTGATTGTATCTCTTTATGGTACGCAATTAATGAGGCAAACTATATCATTAAGGCTGGCGAGAATGAAATTAGATGGGATTTCAGGTGGGATTCAAGGTTTATATCATACTCTGCTAGAAATCTAGTTGTAGTAAACAATGGTCACACACCAGCATCTATTCAACTTTCAATAGATGGTGAAGTAGTAAATCCAAAAATAGAATTGTCGGTTGAAGGTACAAAAGTTCAAGAGATACCTTTTACATGTACTATAAACGAACATGAGAAATTTCAATATTCAAGTAAAGATGGAGATTCGTACGTAAGGAAACAAAACGCGGACGGAACATATACAAGCTTATTTAATCTTAGCGTGCTAGAATTTAACAATAACAACGTTTTAAAACTACCAAAAGGAAAATCATGTGAACTAGCAGTAACAGCCGACGACGATATAGCAAGTGCTACATTACAAGTATTTATATACTTTAAGTCAGTATAGGAGAAAAAAATGGTACAAGTTACATTTAATGGAGTTACATATAATTTAGTCAAAAACGTTCAAACTGGTTACTATGAGATAGAAGTTGAAGCACCATCTGTTGGTGGAATATATACCGCAAATGTTGTGGCTACCGACTCACTAAACAATACGGCTACTTTAAGTAAAGATATTCAAATATTAACAAAAGAAGCGCCTAGCATAGAAACCGATAATTTGTATATGTGGATATTTGATTGGCGTGATTTTTCAGTTAAAACGGCAGTTGAACTTATTGAAGCAGAAATAGTTGAAGACGAAGAAACTAACGCACCATCTAACGTTACTATTATAGGTGATTCTGGGGCAAAAAGTGGCGATATTGTAGCCATTAAAAGAAATGGTGAAATTGTATATTGGGGAATAATAGACGAAATACAAAATGAAAATGGCGAAGCAAAATTTGTTTATAAATTAAAATATATAACAAATCTTTTTGACCAAGGCGTGTGGCTAAATCAAGTTTCAACGTCATTAATAAGAAACACAGGAGTAGAAGATTATATAGCTGGTCAGATTAATGCAAATTTTATAAATAATACAGACACGTTTGTAAATAAGACGTATTTACAAGTAAATGTATTAACACATTCACCAAAAAATATACAGGTAAGTAATGTAGAAAACAATATATTTAATCTTCATACTTGGATGTCAAATTGTACTCAATTATATGACATTGAATATAGGTTTTATATAGCAAATGGGAAATTGAATATAGACATTGAAAATGTAGCTCAAAGCAAAATACTAATTGATACAAACTTCGGTAATATTTCAGACTATAACGAAGTAATTGAAACACAAGTCACAGCAAAGGTGTGGGTTCTAACTGACACAAACGATTATAAGTTGTACTTGAAAAACGATAGAACTACTACTACCAACCAAAACGACCCTAATCGTGCAGCTGGAAAAGTAGACGTAGTATATACAGCTCAATACTCAGACGCACCACAAGCAGCACTAGATGCGTTTAAGAGTAATTCATACAATCATAATATTACGTTCATATATGACAAGTATATACCAGTTGGAACACCGATAGCAATAAAGACAAAAAATCAAGCAATATTAGATTCTTATATTTCAAAGGTTACGATAAATAGTGGAAGATTCTATCAGTATGAATGTGGAAATATAAGAACAAATTTCATAGATAAAATTTTAAAGGAGAAAAAATAATGTTAAAAGGACACGTTTTCGAAAATCAATTATTTGGAAACCCTATATTTGCCGTTTTTATCAATACATTCTTAAATGGTGAAAATGGAGTAATTAATGGATTTGGTAATAGCATGAATGTTACTACAAACGGCTTTAATCTAACTATTCAAAGTGGCGTGTGTTGTGTTCAAGGAAGGTTCTTACAAGAAGATACGTCAACTACAATAACATCTGGAAGTACACCATCTTATGCAAGATTGGTAATAGAAGTTGACCTTGATAAAGTAAACACCGAAAACGATTTTCAGCAAGGTTATTATAAAGTAATAACTAATTCAACGACATACCCAGTCTTAACACAAACCGATATAGTCAACAACGTAAGTGGGGTATACCAATTTCCGCTTGGAAGATTTCAAATTACTTCAAACGGCATAATTAACTATGCAGACGAAAGAAAATATTTAGACTTTAATTCTATTTATGGCGAAATCTCCGAACATATAGGAGCAATAGACAATGAAAAAATATTTGTTCCAATCGGTGGTGGCTATGATTATTATGGAGCAGAGCTACCTAACGAAAACATGATGTGGGCGGATGGTTCAGCAATATCAAGAACTGAATATGCTGGACTTTTTGCTGTAATTGGAACAACTTATGGAGAAGGTGATGGAAGCACAACATTCAACCTACCAGACAAACGTAGAAGACATGCGTTAATGAAAGGCGAAGATGATAACTTGGGAGAGACTGGTGGAAATGACGAATTGTTCGCACTAGCTAACCCAAGAGGTGACGGCTTTAACTACAAAAATGCTAAAAAATCATTTACTACAGACTTTTGGATTGATGTCTCAAATGGTGGTGCTAAAGGAGAAGGCGGTAGAACTAACGCCAACGCTGGTATTAGAATAGGTGGTGTAGACGATATAGATAGCAGCAGAGAGTCTTACTTAATTTGTAATTATGTTATAAGGGTGAAATAAAATGAGAATAGAAGAAGTAAGTACAGAGCCAGAGATAATCTATACTGGCTCTTCTTTTTTAATCAAAGTAAAGATTGACGAAGACTAGGAGGTAAAAATGTCTAAAGTAAGTGAATTAAATAAGTTAGCACAAAAGATTACGGGGCAAAACCCTAAAGAAAATACTATACGTGAGATATTAGACGAAATCTCAACATTTTTTAAAGGTTCAAAAGTAAAAAGTAGCAACACAGAGAAAGCAATAAAAAATGTTACCGAAAACTATAGCGGTGGAGGTAGCGGCTACCCACCAGATTGGAGTGAGATTGGTTATACAGATACACCACAATCAGTAATTTACGATTTTAATTGTTCAAAAGAAATTTATGATAATTGGGACAGCTCGTCAACAAGTATAGATTTAAGAAGTTACACAAACCTTGTTTATTTTCCATTTATAGATACAAGTAATGTTACTTCGATGGGGGCAATGTGTAGAAATTTAAAAATGTTAAGAAATGTACCACTTATTAATACTGAAAACGTGACAAGTATATCGCAAGCATTTGATAGTTGTACTGAACTAACATTCGTGCCAATTCTTGACACAAGAAGCATAATATCTTATGGTCTGTTAAGTGCATTTGAAGGAGACCCAGCTCTAAGTGACGAAAGCTTAAATAACATTATGAGAATGTGTATAAATGCAACAGGAGTAGGCTCTGCTTATAAAAATTTGAAATCTGTAGGATTATCGTCAGCACAAGTAACAAGATGTCAGTCATTATCAAATTATCAAGACCTTTTAGATGCTGGTTGGACAACAGGTTACTAGAAAGGAGTAAGAAATGTCAAAAGTCGAAGAATTAAATAAATTAGCATTGAAACTAACAGGCTCAAACCCATATAAAAAGACGATAAAAGAATCGTTAGAATCAATAGCGACATATCTAGCTGGCGAAAATGTGGAAGTTGAAAATATAGAAGATGCAATTCAAAAATGCACAGAGTATTATTCTGGAGGCGGTGGCGGTGGTAGTCGTGATTGGAGTGCAATCGGTTACGCCGCAGAACCCGAAGCAATACAAGATGGTTATGATTATGCAGTAGAAATTTTAGAAAATTGGGACAGCTCAATTACTACCACGTATAACAAATATAAAAATGATATACAGCTAGTGTATTTTCCATTGGTAGACACATCGAATGTTACAACAATGTCTGGCATGTTCGGAAATTGCTCAAGATTAAGTGCAGTTCCTAAATTCGATATGGGGAAGGTTACAAGTGTAGTAGAGATGTTTTCTTATTGTAGAAGTATAACTGAAATTGACCTAGATTTTTCATACGCATTTAGTAAAACAAGTAATCTCAGCAGTTTGTTTACAACTTGTGAAAGTTTGAAAACAATAAAATTTGGAAATATTGATAATATTAGTAGGGATTCAAATTTAGGCACTTATGCATATATGTTTTATGGATGTAATAGCCTTGATAATGAGACGTTAAATGATATTTTGAAGTTATTACCAAAATTGAGACCAACATCTACTGGTACTTTAAAAGCTTTTGGTATATCGCAAGCACAAGCTACAATATGCGAGTCACTATCTAATTATGCAGCATTTACCGCAGCTGGTTGGACGACAGGTTATTAATAAAGGAGTAAAACAATGTCTAAAGTAAGTGAATTAAATAAGTTAGCACAAAAGATTACAGGGCAAAACCCTAAAGAAAATACTATAAGGGAAATATTAGATTTCATATCGTCTTTTTTTAAGGGTTCAAAAGTAAAAAGCAGTAATACGGAAAAAGCAATTAAAAATGTCACCAACAATTATAAGGGCGGCGGAAGTAGTACAAAGCCTATTGTTCCAAAGGGCGAAGAATTGTCTGGCGCACTTAGTCTTCAATTTTTGGAAAATGGTGTAGACAAAGCTTATATATCAGATACAGAAGCAGCTTTTTTTGAGCAGTTAGATTTTTCACAATGTACTTCTTTTATCTCTATGTTTGCCAACACATTTATAACACATGCCCCTGAAATGGACACAAGTTCTGGAGAAAATTTTAATGAAATGTTTAAGAGCTGTGAAAGCCTTGTAAGTGTACCTCAATATGATTTTAGCCATGGTATAGGAGCTATGGGTGTAATTGATGCGTTTAGAGATTGTACAAATTTAGTGACCGTTCCTAACCTTATAAGAACACCTAATTCTCCAGTATATTATTTAGAAAATATGTTTAATGGATGTGAAAGCCTAAGTGACGAATCACTAAATAATATAATGGCTATGTGTATTAATTGCCCTAATGCTGAATACAAAGAGCTAGCCTACGTAGGGTTATCAGAAGAACAAGCTGTGCGATGCCAATCTTTAAGCAATTATCAAAGCTTAATAGCAGCTGGTTGGACTACAGGCTATTAATAAAGGAGTAAAAAATGATAAATGAAATAGAATTTACAAATGATTTCTGGTGCGTGGCACTACCTATAATACTATGTATTATAGACGTCGTTACTGGCTATGTTAATGCTTGGAAACGTAATGAACTAAGTTCTAAAAAGATGCGTGACGGCTTGGCTAAAAAGTTCGGTGAAATTGTACTATGCTTGTTAGGGTGGTTAGGTTACTTATCATTTGGAATGAAACTAATAGCCGTATTTCCAACATTTTACATAGTCACGATGGAATTAACGTCGATTTTTGAAAACCTAGATAACTTGGGTGTGCCAATACCAAAAGCTATAAGAGAAAGAGTCAATAATGTAGGAAAGGAATTGGAGGGAAAAAAATAATGACGTTCAATAACTTTGTAAGCAAATTTAATGGCTATGCCACAGATTTCGATAAAGGCGAGGGTGTGCAATGTGTAGATTTAATCAAGATGTACCTTTATTATGTTTTTGACATAAACCCAAAGCCAATAGGAAATGCAGAGGCATATTGGAGGCGTTATAATGAATTACCATACTTGCATGATAATTTTGAGAGAATACCTAATACTCCAAAATTTATACCGCAAAAAGGTGATATAGCAGTATGGGGAAATCGTGGTAAAAATGGACATATAGCAATTTGTGATGGCGTAGGTACTACGTCATATTTTTATTCTTATGACCAAAATTGGTTAATAAAGAAAATGCACAGAGTTAAGCACAATTATAAAAGTGGTTTTAGTGGAGTATTAAGACCACGCAATCAAGTTAAATTGTATGGTTCAAAATATCAAGTAGGTCAAAAAGTGAGAATAAACAAGCTATGTGCTAACACAGGAGCGGTACAAGGCGATACAATGTTAGTAGAAGGCAGCGATAGAAAACAATTTTGGGTAAAGATTAAAAACTATACTAATGGACACGTAATAGGCGATGCAACAATAGCATACGCACAAGATAATAACTACATTGTAGAATTAGAAGGCATGCAATTTTGGGTTACTAACTCAGACATACAAAATTAGTAGTATGATTTACTACAAAATTTACTACAATTTATTTTTAAAAACTTTACAATTCAATAACAATAAGCGTTATATAAAACACGGAAGTAGGACTGAAAATCCCCGTGTCGGTGGTTCGATTCCACCTCGAACCACCAAAGAAAAGCCCTAGAATTAAGCGTTCTAGGGTTCTTTTTTTATTTCATTTTTTATTCGATTTTTACTCCATTTACTACATTTTTTACATACAATTTACTACAAAATTTACTACAAAAAAGAAGAGGTTATATCAAAGGGAATGAGTGTTCAAGTCAATTACCTTTTATAATCTCTTCAAGTAAGAATACATTAATTATATCATTTTTTTCAAAAAGTCAATAAGTATTATTGACAATAGGTAATACCTATGCTATAATATATGGTATAGGAGGAAGAGCAATATGCAAGTAAAAGAATTATATAAAAAATACAAAGGCTATGAAATTATTTTGTATGGCAAGAACAAATCGTGGAACTTAAAAGAGTGTATTAAAAAAGCCACTCCATTCAGTTTTATTTACACGACCAATCAAAAAGAAATAGATAATATGTATGTTATGGACATATTGATTAAGGAAGAAGAGAAAGAGATTACAAGTTTTGACAAAAGTTTAAATTATGTTGGTCGATATAAGTGCCTAGGTATAGTGTACGCTTATGTAGGAAAGGAGAAAATTGATGACTAGAGATGAGCGACAAAAGAAATATGATAAAAAGAACACAATTCATGTATCACTTAAATTAAATCTAAAAACCGATAATGATATTATTAGCAGAATAGATATGAACCACAAACAAGGTTCTATAAAAGAACTAATTAGACAAGGAATAAAGCGTAGTAAATAACTACGCTTTTACTATTTTATGAACGATTCTAACATACTAGCAGCCCTTTTTTTATCTTCGTCGTCACTATGTGTATAAATGTTTAAAAGCATTTTTATATCTTTGTGACCCATGAAATATTGAGCTTCTTTAAGTGGTACGCCAGCCTTGTGAAGGATACAAGCGTAGGTGTGTCGAAGTTGGTGAGCAGTAAAATGATAACCACATATTTTATTGGCACGTTCTATTTTTCGTCTAAATGAAGTTTCAGACATTTTTTCTCCGTATTGATTAAAGTATATTAACCCTTCACCAAAATCGCTTAAAAGTACCTTCACGTTCGTTAGAAGGGGTACATATCTTATTTCCTCATTCTTAGTTTTTTTAATTTCACCTTCCGAAAATGCTTTATCAATTCTAATCGTATCTTCGACAATATCTTCATAGGTTAGAGGTATTAATTCTTCTCTTCTAAGACCAGTATATACTAGAAAATAGCACATTCTACAGCAATCTTCGTCAAGATGTTCTTCGAGTTTCTTGATTACTTCTTGTGGTAATGGTTCTTTTTCAGCAGCAACATGCTTTTTGATTTTAATGTCTTTTGCCACGTTCTTGGTGATTAAATCATTAGAGATTGCCTTGTCTAATATTTGTTTGATTGTAAGTAAAGTTACATCTCTTTTTCTAGTAATACCACGGCTAGCTAAATCATTTAGCATATTCATAATATCTGTTTCTTTAAGCTTAGCAAGTGGAATAATTCCAAGCGATGGAATGATATATAGTCGAACAACTTGTTCATACATTCTAAAGGTTGCTTTAGCAACACCTTTTTTATAGGTATTCAGCCATTCTAAACACCAATCTTTGGTAGAAATCTTTGATTCAATAATGCCATTCCTAAGGTTATATTCTAAATTTACTACTTTTTCTTTGACTTCTGTTTTAGATTTACCAACGATTTGATACCTCTTACCATTATACAATTTACTACAATAATAGTAGCCGTCTTTTCTTTGATTTATTTTCATATTTTTCTTCTCAATTCTACAACCACACCAATTATTTTAATAGGAAGCTCAGCGATTTCTTTATTGGTAAAGGTATGTGGTTGATATTTAGCATTAAGAGATTGAATTGTAATACCATGTTCATTTATGAATACTCTTTTTAGGAACGCTTCGTCACCATTAATTGCAACGATACAATCTTGACCGCTTTCACAAGTAGATGTTTTTTCCACTATAAGTGTGTCGCCATCCATATAGGTTGGTGACATAGAATCACCACGAACTTTCAAGCCAAAATATGTTTTCCCAGAGTTTGCCATTTTTTCAGAGATTTCCTCAGTATCAACTATATTTTCTATCATTTCGCTAAGTATTCCAGCATGAACAGAAGAATAGACGTTGATAATTGTGGGCTTTTCATAGTTGCCTAAAATATAGTCAGTAGTCACACCAAAAAAGTTCGCAAGTTCTACTAATGTACTTGTTGGAATATCTCTTTTCCCTGTTTCATAAAATCCATAAGCAGAAGTTGAAACCTTAATTACTTTGGCTACATCGCTTTGCAGCAAGCCTTTGTTTTCTCTTAACATCTTTAACTTATTCATTTTTATAGCTCCATACATTTATTATACAACATATTGTATTATTTGTAAAATATTTTACCACTTTTTTCCTTACTCTCACAAGCAATCCAACAAAACGTAGAAAAAATTTTTAAAAAAGTATTGACAGACAACAAAAGGTAGGTTAATATATACACATAGACAACAGAACGTTGTCTAGGGAAGGAGGAGCTATGAGCCTACAAGAATTAAGAAATGCGGTTAATTTAACACAAGTACAAGCAGCAAAGCTACTTGATATAACGATTCAGTACATATCAATGCTTGAATGTGGAACTAGAAACCCTAGTGATAGACTAAAGAAAAAAATGGCTAAATTATATAGGGTAAGCATCGCAGATATTTTTTTAGCTATGGAAACAACAAAACGTAGGTCGAAGAAAGCAAAAACGAAAGTGAGGTGAGTAAATGCCAAGGACAAAACAGCAGCCACTCTACATGAAACCTCAAATCTTTGCAGCAAAATATGACATATCTTCGGCTCAAATGTCAAGAATAGTCAACGACAGAGATTATGAGGATGCGATTGTAAGATTAGGTGAAAAAACAATACGACTTGACGAAAAAAAGTTGCTAGAACTAATGAAAAAGAAATGGAGGTAATTATGAATTTTATTGAATATTTATTCAGTTACAAAACTAACATTATGATTATGCGACACCAAGAAGAAATGATTGAAACACTAAAAGACGAAGTCGAATACGAAAAATACAAACGATTTAAGGCTCAAAATGGACTAAGACAAATTCAAAGGTTGTTATCTGAATATGAGAAAGGTGGAAGTTTTTACGCACCAATTTATAGACAAATTAAAGAAATAACAGACAGAAACGTAGAAAAAAAGTTGTCAGACGAAATCTTTTCACACTACACATCTAACAACTCTAAATAAGCCATATAAAAGCCTTTTCTATATTATACAGAAAGGAGAAAGAAAAGTCAATGGAATATGAACCAGAATATACAGAAAATGATAAACGAATTGAGGAACTAAAAGAGAAATTAGTTGACCTAGAAGAAGTTAAGAAAAACCTAGAACACGGAATAGAGTTGATGGAAGGAAATTCTGACTATGACGACTTACTTGGAATGTATAAAGAAAGCTTAAAAGAGTGCGACAGACTTATAGATTATTGCAAGGAAGAAATTAATGAGTCGTCAGAAGAACCTAACTTATATGACGAATACGACGAAAGGAATAGAGAGTACAGAGAACAACAAGGATTCTAGGAGGTAAAAAATGGAAAGGAATAGCTTTATATTTTACGCAAGTTTTTTTGATGGGATAGACAAACTACCAGAAGAAAATCAGTTAGAACTTTATCGTGCTGTTTGCACATACGCTCTTACTGGGGAATTGATAGAATTGTCTTCTTTATCTGAGGCTATGTTTTCATTAATCAAACCACAATTAGATGCGAACAACAAAAGATACGAAGATGGGAAAAAAGGTGGTAGACCTAGAAAAACGAGTGGTTGCGGAGAAAGTGATAAAGAAAAAACCAGTGGTTTTGAAAATAAAAAACCAGTGGTTTTGAAAAAAACAAAAAATAAAAAACCTAATGTAAATGAAAATGAAAATGAAAATGTAAATGTAAATGAAAATGTTAATGAAAATAAAAAAGAAAAAAATAAAAAAGAAAAAGCATTTACAAAAACTCAATATGCCGAATTTGTTTCTATGAGGGAAGAAGAACATCAAAAACTTGTAGACCAATATGGTGAGGACTTTACCAAAAGGTGTATTGAAACACTAGATAACTATAAAGGTTCTAGCGGAAGAACGTATAAGAGTGACTATAGGGCTATTCTATCATGGGTAATTGACAAGGTTAAAGAAAAACAAACACGACCCAAGCAGCAAAGTGGAAACCCATTCTTAGACATAGCTAGAGAGAGAGGAATTATATGACAAGAGAAGAATCAACTATGATTTTGGGAATATTAAAAACAGCATACCCTAACTTTTATAAGACCATGACCAAGGAAGAAGCTTATGGGACTATAGAACTATGGGCGGACATGTTCGTAAATGAAGATGCCAAAATAGTAACGATAGCAGTTAAAGAATTGATAAACAACTTTAAATTCCCACCAACAATAGCGGACGTAAAAGACCAAATAGTAAAACTAACCATGGAGAGGACAGACCTAACAGCAGAGTGGGATTCGTTACAAAAAGCAATAAGTTGTGGTCTATACAATAGCGTTGAAGGATACGAAAGTTTGCCACCAATAGCAAAAGCTTTTGTAAGAAGCCCATCTCAGCTAAGAGAACTAGCTATGATGGACAGCGATGTAGTTCATAGTGTGGTTAAAGGTCAATTCTTTAAGCAAGGCGAAGTATTAAGAAAAAGGCAAGAAGAAGACAAAAGAATGTTGCCAGAATCAAGGAAATTAATGGAAATGATAGGTAACATTGGAAAGGATGTAAGCCTATTAGAGGAAGGAGAATAAATGGCGAATATTAAGAAAAATAAAAGAGGCTATGGGTATATGTATACCGATTTAGCAGCAATACATGAATACCTAGAGTCAGAAGGACTTAGATATTACCAATTTACAAGAAGAGTTGGCGAAGACGACTACATTATGACACAAAAGCTTGTAAAAAATGGTGATAGTTGGGTAAAAGATGGTGAGGCACTACAAGGCTGTAGGATTGTTCAAGCTACGTTAAGTGGAAAAACAAACCCAGCACAAGAACAACGGAAGCGCAATTACATACGCACGTAGATATTCCGTTCTTATGGCTTTTGGATTGTCCACAACAGACAACGATGGCGAAAACCTAACAACACACATTAAGATTTCAAGCACTATGGCAACAGCTTTGACAACAGCTATAAGAAACAAAGGTTATACTAAAGCCCAAGTAGACAATGTGCTTAGCAAATATGGTGTGTTAAAGGTTGAAGATTTGGCAGCGATTGATTTGCCGAACTTCAAAAAAGATTTAGAGGTATAGCATGATAACAAGTGAATTTGAAAAGATTGTGCCAGAAGACACAAAACAATTTAAAGCGTTGTTCAAGAGATATAGAGATAAAAAGCTAGAAGACCTAGATGAACTATACCACATATCGAACAATGCGCTAATACTAGCACAAAGATGGTGCGAAATTCAAAGCATAGCAAGTGTGATAGCAAAAGAAAATGGAATTAGCAAAACAGATTTTCAAACATGGGCGTATCAGCATTACAGAAACCTACAAGAAATGCACATTGATTGTCGCAGCCTATACAAATGTGCTAGAGAAGATTTGAGGAATAACCTTGTAGAATAGGAGGTAGACATATGAAAAAGGCGGAAACACTTATAACAGAGATAAGCAGAGCCGAAAACGAACTATATGAAAACTATTCAGCAGAAGAAATTAGAATCGCTATTGAGAAGTGCGAAGTAGAAGGCAAAATACCTATCAGTTGCACAGACTTAATAAGCGTTATTTATGAAGGAGTTACAAACGAATCTACATTTGAATTAGCTAAGGCTATGAATAGACTAGATAGGAAATAGGATTGAAATAAAATGTATTGTAAAAACTTATACAGACGAATGAATGGAAAATTAAGGTGCAAAATAATTAAGCAAGAAATTACATTAAGCTATTGTGCAAAATGTCGAGAATTTGAACCTCGTGAGAACAAGCCAATGAAAAAGAAGTCGGACAAACTAAAAAAACTAGAAAATAACAGATTTAGTATTTTCACAAAGAACCTAACACGCTGCTACTGGTGTAAAGAAAAAGCGACAGATATTCATGAGGTTTGGGGAGGCTCAAATAGGCAAAGATGTATGAAACTTGGACTTTGTGTTCCACTTTGTAGGAAGTGCCACAGCGACAATAAGGTCATAGAAACCTTAAAGCAGAAACTACAAAGAGAATATGAACTAAAAGGAAATTCAAGGGAAAGTTTCATAGAAGTTATAGGAAAAAGTTATATAGATTAAAAAAGGAGATTGAAAATATGAATAATGATAAAAAGGAAACTACGATATATTCCACAAAGGAATATGACAAATTTAAGTTATACGAATGGAACAGAGAGATAAACAAAGGAATTTTGAAAAGAATCAACAAATCGGTAATGAAATGTGGATGGAGGCAAGAACCAATAGTGGTAGATGCTAACTATGGAATAATTGACGGGCAACACAGATATACGTATGCAAAGCAACACAACTTACCAGTTTACTATTTCATAGCTGACGGAGCTACACAAGGTGATTGCCAAAGAATGAATAGTGTTAGACTAGGTTGGAAAGCAACAGACTTTATTAAATTCTACGCAACATTAGGAAATAAGGACTTTATAAACTTATCAGAGTTGTTGGAAATGTTTAGTGGCTTTAACTTAGGAACTATAGCGTACGCAATTAGAGGTGCTTCACCTAATGGTGGGCTATCGAAGAAAATTGTGGATGGAACATTCGAATGTAATGACGAAGACTACTTAAAAGCGGTGGAAGCGTTATCATACCTTAAAAGCTTAGAATACTATATTCAGAAAATCAAGGGTAGAAAAACACAATTTTGCCAAGCAATAATATTTTGCTATTGGTTAGATGGTATTGATAGAGATAGACTAGCTAGAAGAATTGCTGAAACATACAACTCAATAAACCCACCAACAGACATGGAAAGGGCATTAGAAGAGTTAGAGTATATCTATAACTACAAGATAGGAAAATTCAATAGAGTGTTCATAGCAACAGAATGGAGAAAAGGGAGGTAATTGATAATGATTAAATGTGATTTAGGACATGTAGAAGTGAGAGGACTAAAGGGGATAATAATGGCGGAGTTTTCGTCGTTAATAGGTTCACTCAAAGAAGAACTTTCAGAAGAAGATTTTAATATGTGCATAGAGCAAGGGCAAATGACATCACAAGAATTGACAGATAGCATAAAAAAGAAATTTGCCGATACAAAGTATGAAAAGTTGATAAACGAGTTTTTAGATATTATAGATGGAGGAAAAAATAATGATTAAATGTGATAAAGGTGATGTTGAAATAAAAGGTGGCGAAGGAGTTGTAGGAGCTGAAATTGGTGTTTTAATTCACCAAGTATTAGCGAAAGGAATTGTAAACGAATATGTTTTAGATATGGTGATAGCTAAAGTTAAAGATTTATACAGAAAAGGAGGGGCGAAGAATGATTAAAAGTGACAATGGCAATGTTGAAATTGTTGGAACTGGGAAACAAGTTTCTGCTGAATTTTGTACGCTCATTGTAGGAATGTTGACCGCTGGTGTAGACGAACTAATATTAGATTCACTATATGCAAGAGCAAAGGACGATGTTCATAAAGGAACATTTGACGACGAACCAAAAAAACCAAAAAAACAAAATGGAATAGAGATAGAAATTGATGCTAAGAACTTAAAGAAACAAATGGAGGAAGAAAATGAACGTAATAGGAAAAACAAAGATATTTAAGAACGATAAAGGTTACACAACATCTATAAGTAACAAGAAAGAAGACGGAAGTTATGAAAATATGTATTTAGGTGTATCGTTCAAAAAAGGCTTAAATGAAGTTGCGAATGGAACAAACATAAATATAACAAATGGATTCTTGACTTTTTGGAAAGATAAAAATGGACTAGCACATCCCAAAGTAGTAATAATGGGTTATCAGCTAGAAAACGAAGGAGATGTTAACATAATCGAGGGTTACGACAAAGACGATTTACCTTTCTAAGGAGAAAAGAATGGAGTTAGAACAAGCGAAAAGACTTTATAGAACCTGGAAAAAACATCCAGATTTAATAAATGAAGAACAAGTTATTCCTGTGATAGATGCCTTTGTGCGCCTATCACAGGACATAAAGAAACTCTATGATAAGGAGAAAAAGAAAAGATGCCAGAAAAATACGAAGAGTGGACGTTAATCAAAGAATACGACGATTTTGGACTTTACACGAATGGAATATATAGAACATGTTTTTCAAGATTTGACATGGGCTTAGTTCCAAAAAGAAACAAAGTAGACGTTAGAGCCGAAATAAACTTATTTAACGATTCAGTAAGGAGAAGATATGAGTGATTGTATGTTACTAAAAGCAAATGGTGAATGTGACGGACTAAATATCACAAAGAAAGAAATGGATTGTGAACATTGCAAGTTCCACATAACCAAAGAAGAATATGAGAGAAAAGAAAGAAAAATAAAAAATTGGTATAGGAGGTATGGGAATGAATAAATTTGAGCTTGGACAAGTTGTTCAAACAAGTGGCGTTGCAGCTGAATGTGAAGACAATAAAGAATTTGCTCAAGAGATAAAACAATGTTTTGAAAAATATATTAATTGTGATTGGGGCGACACTTGCAAGAGCGATGCTAAATTAAATGACAAAGCAGTAGAAACAAACGACGACCGCATTGTGGCTAAGTATATAACCTCAAAAGGTGAGATATTCATAATCACAGAATGGAACAGAAGTTATACAACGATTATGTTCACATACGAATACTAGGAGAAAAAATGAATTGTATAGATTGTGTATGGGCTATTCAAGAAAAAGAAAAAGAACAATGTCAAAGAGCAAGCCCAACAATAAGAGATTGTAAATGGTTTAAAAATGCGAAAAGAAGAATGGAGGTAAAAATGAGGCAAACAATATGCGATAGATGTGGCAAAATTCTGCCATCATATAGAGATGTGACTAAACTAATATTAAGTAATTATGTTTCAATACAAGACACTTCATACGATTTGTGTAAAGGGTGTGCTAAGGAAATGAATAACTTGATTAAAAGTGAAACAAAAAATCACGAGAAAAACGGGGTTATGCCTTAAAACAACATAGCCCCTCAAAAGATAAATCTTTTTCTAACTAATAAGATTATATCACAAAGATATTAGCAATACTAGATAAGTTAATATAAATTCAAAAGGGCTCTTTTTTAAGTTGTTTCTATGATACATACAAGTCGCAATTCTAGTTAAGCGACATATTTAAGAAGTAAATTAAATGAACGAGGTGGCGGAATAGGTAGACGCTCTTAAAACCAACCCCTCTATGGCATTGAGGGCTATTAAGAAGGAAAGCTGTTGTTGGTTAACTGAAGGCTTTTATGTGAGGTGCAAATCCTCACCCTCGTCCCCGATATCAGCCGATACTAGATAGGATGATATAAATGCCATTGTACAAATAATAAATATAGTTTTAATTAGCAGTCGCAATTCTAGTTAAGCGACAATTATAAAGGAGATACAAAATGATTCATATAAATAACGAATATTACATAGATGCCGACGTATATTCTTTTGTGCTTAAAAAAGTACATTATGCGAAAGACAAGAAGACAGGAGAAGAAACAAGGCAAGATATAACAATCGGCTACTATGCAACCATAGAAATGACACTAAAAGGCTATTTGAAACATAAGAGTAGAGAGATAGTAAGTAAGGCAGACTTTAAAAACATAAAGCAATACTTGGACTATATAAAAGAACTAGATAAAGAACTAAAGGAGATGTTAGAAGATGATTAAAGAATTTGTTGAAAAATGGAATAAATATAATAAAGATTTAGAAGAATTTTTTAGAAACACAAAGCAAGAAGAATATTCTAGTTATGAAGAAATAGTAAAGATTTTGTTTGATGAAGTAATCAATAAAGGTGAAGATGAATATGATACTTTTGATACTAAAAATATATGTGTAATAGATGATGGTTATTATCAAGGAACTCAAATTTTTATTTTGCATAAAGATACATATCAGCCTGAAATTAAAGATTATGTTTATACTAATACATATTATGGCACTTGTAGTGGGTGTGATACTTTATTAGGAATTTCTAGTTATGATGGAGGATTGCCCGACGAGCAACAAATAAAAGAATATATGACATTAGCATTGCATTTATTACAAAAATGTAAATATATGTATGAAGGAGAAGATTAATGTTAGAAGTAGGAGAATATATAAGGGATATTGATAGAGGAGAAATATTACAAGTAGAAAACGTATGGAAAGATGATGATAGATTAGGAATAAAATTCAAAGAGTATGCTGGAAGCAACACTTTTTCAAAAGACGATTTAAAAAGATTTAAACACTCAAAAGACATCATGGACTTAATAGAAGTAGGCGACTTTGTAAATGGAAATAAAGTGATAAAAATTGAGTGTGGTTGTTATGCAATAACAAGTGAAAAAACAGCTTACAACTTAAATAAGTCTTATACAGATTATCAAATAGAAACAATACTAACCCACGAACAATATGAGAAAAACTGCTATAAGATAGGAGAATAAATATGTTAAATAAAAGACAAATAGAGCAACTAGCTAGAAACTCTAGTATAAAAGGAATACGTTATTATATGCAACGTGTACACGAAGAGGTAGATGTGCTGAGTGGTGAGGAGAAAAGATTAATCATAGAAGAGATGGAAAAGATTATAGAGGAAATAAAAGAAAAGGAAAGAGAAAGGTGAATTATTTAAAACAGAAACTAGAAGAAAAAAATATAAGTCAGTCAGAATTTGCAAGAAGATTAGGGGTTACAAGAGGCTATATTTGTGATTTAGTCAAAGGTAGAAAATATTTTGATAAAATTCCTTTGGGAAAAGTAGTAAATATGGCAAATATACTTGATACGCCAATAGAAGAATTTATTGAAAGAATTATAAGAGGGTAAAGAAGATATTAGTAGATATATGGGAGATAGATAATATGAGTGAAGCAGATAAGATGTTTGACCAATTAGGGTATACCAAAAATAAAATTACAGATGAATTTATAAGTTATTCTAAAAAAGAGTTAAGATATAAAAGCCAAAAAGAATGGGAATTATGTATAAGTTTTAATTGCTATGATAAATATTTAATTACTAAAAATATACAATTTTATTCATTAGAATTATTATCTGCAATAAATAAAAAATGTTTTGAATTGGGGTGGTTAGAGTGAGTGAAGCAGATAAGATGTTTGAAGAACTAGGGTATGAAATAGAGAATGAAAATGGATTTATATTGTATAATAAAATTTCAGAAATAAATGATGAATACAAAGCAATAGTATTTAATGTCAGTAAAGGTTTAATTGACATTAGAACAGATGATAATTTGAATTTACAAGTAATTACAACGGTATTAAATATGCAAGAACTAAAAGCAATAAATAAGAAAGTAGAGGAGTTAGGTTGGAATGAGTGAAGAAGAAAAAGAAGCTATTGAAGAAGCAAAAAAACAAATTGAAGAAGCACATAATCTTAATGACATAAATATTTTTATGACCGATAGTACAACTTTAAAAATACTTTTAAATTACATAGATAAACTACAAAAAGAAAACCAAAAACTAAAAGAATGTCATTTTAAATATGAAGAAATGACAGGAATAGATTTGTTGTTAGGAGAGTAATATGAGTGAAGAAGAAATAGAAAAAGCATTAGACGAAATATTTAAAGAAGACACACAAACCATACGAGAAAGTATGGCATCTCTAATTAGAAGTTATGATAATGCTCTAGGGGAGTTGGTTGAAAGCGATAAAAAAATAAACGAACTACAAAAAGAAAATGAAGAAAAAGATAAAATAAAAATAGTAAAAAAAGGCAAAAATGCTTATGACGTTTTGGGAATACCAGGGACAAGTAGCTACGAAAATTATAAAGAAGCAGCAAAAAAGGTTTCAAAGCACATAGATAAACTACAAAAAGAAAATCAAGAACTAAAAGAAGAAATAAGAGAATTTATTAAAAAAGAACTCCCAGATAATGAAATAATGGAATGCTGTTCTAATTATGATGTAAACGGAGTTGCTATTAGAAAAGAACTTGAAAAAATTTTAGCAGATAAGGAGTAAATTATGGAAATATATTTTAAGTGGCTATTAATAACTAAAATCATAGGCTTGTTATTATTTGCAATCATAATGCTAATAATAATAATTGGACTTATAGCGATAATAGTAGAAGAAATAGCAAAAAAAATGAGCAAGAAAAATTAAATGGAGGGAAATATGGATTGTGATAATGACGAAGCAAAAGTAACACAAAGGATGTATGCAGACAAGAGAGAAAGAAGAACGCTAGTAAAATTACTAGAAGAATGTGAGAGAGGCGACTATGCCGTTGTAGTTTATGGTGACGAAGTCAAAACACTTATGAGGGCATTGAGCTGCTATGGTAAGGCTATCAAAAAAGCCGAAGAACTAGAGTCAATGATTGACATAGACGCAGAACCAGATTATTGGTACAAGGAAAAATATTCTCTAGGAAATATTAGGGAAATGCTTGGAATATGTGATAAACACAAAACAAAATCATTAGAAGAATGTGATGGAGATGTAAGATAAGTGATTTGGTTCATAATTGGAATCATATTTAGTTTATTAATAGTGGTTGCCTTCTTTGGTGACCACGAAGAAAAAGACCGCAAAAGAGATTACGAAAAATATTGGGAGATAGTGAAAGGAGATAAAAAATGATTATTATAAAATTCATGGGAATAGCTATAGTTTCAATAATATTGCTTACATCTTTAATAGTAACAATCCTAATATCTTCTTGGGTACTAGCAGAAGTAATAGGAGGACTATTTAATCACAATGAGAAAATGTAAATGGTGTAAGAACTACCCTTGTGAACATTTAGGAACAGACCCTAAAAAATGCAAGGAATATAAAGAAAAAGACATAAAACACATAGAGAGATACAATTTGAAAAGTTTTGAATATACGCTAATGGGAGGAAGAAAATGAGATTCAGTATATGTATACCTAACTATAACTCAGAAAAGTACATTGAAAGATTAATAAATTCAATTAAGGCTCAAACATATAAAGACTATGAAGTAATTGTTGTAGACGATATGTCAACAGATAATTCGTTTGAGATACTTCATAAACTTAAAGAAAAAGAACCAATGTGGTATGTAGTTGAGAATGACCACAAAAGGTACAATGGCGGAACGAGAAACGTTGCTGTAGATTTAGCCGAAGGTGACTATATTATATTTATGGATTGTGACGATTATTTTTACAGACCAGATGCACTAGAAAAAATTTCAGAGGAAATAGACCACACAGGAGCAGACTTGATTAGACTACCATATCACTATTTGGTAGATGGTGGAGAAGGCAACATTATACTTGCGGAATCTACCTTAGAAGAACTAACTAAGTCGGTATTTGTAGCCCCTTGGACTAAGTGTATAAAACGTGAACTATTTGTTCCATTTCCAGAAAATACCCTTATTGAAGATGTGTCGCAGCACATTGAACAGATGGACAAAATCAAAACACTTGGACATTGTACTATTCCAGTAATGGTTTGGAATTGTAGAAACAAGGATGCAATCTCTAAGAAAGAAGGAAAGAACCCCAAAAGAGGTAATTCATATTTGAGAATATTAGCTGACCTATTAGACATTGAAGTTACTAAACCTTATTGCATAGAACATAAAAATTGGCGAATAAGAAATTATATTAAAGTAACAAGGGAGAAATTAGAAGAGATTGAAAGACGTTATCAAGAGTAAAAATGTATTTTACATGCACAGATTAAATATATGTGGACGGAACAGAAAGCTTTTTCTACTACATGGCAAAGAAGTATAAAGACAGAGATATAACCTTTATGTATAAAGTAGGACACGTTGACCAAGTAAATAGGCTAAAGAAGTACGCTAGAACAATTAGGTGGGATGGTCAACAAGTCGAATGTGATAAGTTTTTTGCAAACTATACGCACGATATTATAGATTATGTTACAGCAAAAGAGTACATTCAAGTTATTCACACAGATTATATGAGCCAAGACATTGGATTCGCCCCCCACCCCCTTATTTCAAGGTATATAGGTGTTTCACCAATAGTCTGTGAAAATTTTAAAAAGAAATTTGGTTTAGATTGTGAGCTTGTTTACAATCCAATAGAATTAGACAAACCAAAAAGAATTTTACATCTAATTTCAGCGACAAGATTGACCAGGGAAAAAGGCAAAGACAGAATGGAAAAGCTTGGCAAAATTCTAAATCAAAGCGGCATACTTTACGATTGGCGAATTTTCACCGACAACAAAAAGGAAATCGACAACCCCAACATATTATGGATGCGACCAAGATTAGACATTTCAAGTTTTATCGCAGAAGCAGACTACCTCGTGCAACTATCAGACGAAGGAGAGGGAAGAGGTTATTCGATTGAAGAAGCTTTAATGCTCGGCACTCCCGTGATATGCACGCCAGTTACCGCCTTTCGAGATATGATTGAAAATGGCAAAAATGGTTGGATTGTTCCATTTAACATGAGAAACATTGACCCTGAGAAATGGCTTGAAAAACTTGAATTTACATATACGCCCCCCTTTTCAAAGTGGTCGGAAATTTTAAAAGGCAAGTCAAATTACAATCCAAGCACCGCCCCCCTTTCATACAAATGTATAAAAAGATACGACGATACAATTTTAGGGAAACGAATTGAAGTTGGAGAATCTGTTGAATGTGACAAGGACAGAGCTGAATATTTGAAAAACAAAGGAGTATTAGAATGAACAGACACGATTTATTCAAGTACAGAGATAAGAAAAAATTACTAACAAACATGGCAAACGATATTGAAGCTGAGAGAGAAAAACTATACAAAACCACCCCCCTTTATGAAGAACGTTATGGCGGAAGTTTTAGAGATAAAATTTCGGATGGTGTGATTGAACTAATCGAAAAAGAAGAATACTACAAGCAAGACATGAAAGAGATGGCTCACGAACTCCGCCTAGTAGAAATGACATGGAAAAACATGAGAAGAGAAGATTATAAAAACATTCTATATTTGAGGCACATGTCACCGGAATATCATTCGATACATGACATTTGGGAAAAGGGTCTACTTTCAAGGTCGTATAATGACGAGAAGTATGTAAGCAAATTGTATCGTGAAGCGCTTGACTCGTTTGACAGCACCCCCACGCCCCCACCCCCAATAGCATGAAATCTCCCCCCATCCCCCTTGAAATCCTCCCCCCTTAATGAAATGAGATAAAATTTTAAAAACAAAAACAAAAATAAAATCACACGAAAACTTGACAAACGTGTACGAGTATTGTATAATTAAGTTAAGGAAGTTGAAAAAATGAAAGAAGGGATGGAAAATGGGAAGGAACTACGAAAAAGAAGCAAAGTGGGCGAAGGAAAAATATTGTAGGATTTTAGCCGATATCGAAAAGGAAAAAGGCGAAAAATTCAAAGAAAAATTAAGAAAAGAAAATAGAAGTGTAAGTGATTTTATAAATGAAAAAATTGATGAATATTTAAAAAAATAAAATTTTTTTTTGAGCCAAGTTTGATTCATCAAATGAGGCTCTTTTTTTATTGCCACCGCACCGCACCGCCTAGCGGCATGAGAAGATTTTTAAAAAATAAAAATCGAAAAATCAAAAAGCCAAAAATGGCGCACCGCTTGACAGCAAAAAACGTCAAAAAAAGGTTCAAAAAATCAATCAAAAAACATTCAAAAAATCAATCGCAAAAAAATGATTGTAAACGATTACAAAAAAACGACACACGAAAAAAGAAAAAACAACAGCAAAAATTAAAGAAGATTTTATAAGAATATACCAAAAAAGAAAAAAGAAAAAATCAAAAATAAAATCTCAATTTTAAAACTTGCCAAAAATAAAAAAAACTAAAAACAGAAAATAAAAAATAAAAAAGTAAAATGAAAAAATAAAATTTAAAAAACAACACCAGGAAAAAAGAAAAAAGGACACGAACGGAAAAAGCGAAAAAATATTTACTATATATATAAGGAAAAAACCAAAAAGAACACCAGGAAAAAACAGCCAATAAAAAGCGCCAAAAAATATATATATAATAAATATGAAAAAAAATAAAAAATTTTTTGAAAAAGTGTTGACATACTTGTACGAGTATGTTATACTATATATAGAAAAGCAAAAGGAGGTAATAAAGATGTATTATACGATAATATATTTAGAAAAAGTAAAAAGATTTGATAGCAGTGGTAATTTAGTTGATAAATTTGAAGAAACACCTTTAATGATAATGGAAGGTAGAAAAACATTATTAGCAACTATTAAATCTATGAAAGAGGAAGGTATAAAAATAGTAGAAGTATATAGAACTAACAAAAACGGAATACATACAAATATAAAATTTTAAACTAAAAAAGCCCTGGAGGCGGCAACCTTCAAGGCATACAAAAAAACATAAAATATTTTTTAAGTGGCTAACTCGTAAATATTTTTTTATATGTTTTTTTATATTTTAATAATAAACGGGTCGAAAGTCAAGAGGAGGAAAAAATGAAAAAATTATATTTCACAACTTATCAATTTAATATAGCTATTTTTATAAATGAACTAAACAAGGTTATTAAAAAAGAAGGGGGACAATTTGTGACAGACTGGAGCGGCTCGACCTACCCATTTAGTAAAGAATCAGAAAAAATACATGTTTTTAATAGGTATCTAACAAAAGGATGTTTTGATTACAGCGAAACAATGGCGGAAAAATACAACAATAAGAATATACCCACAGAGTACGAAACAGAATCAAATCTAAGCTATACATCTTTTATATTAGAAAATGTTTACTATTATATACAAATTGACGAAAATCCTTTTTTTGACGATTACATCCAAAAGAAAAGAGTTGAACCAGTAGAAGGGAAAAATTATCAATATATATCATATGAAGTGTATTACATGGAAAAAATTTCAAAAGAACTAAAAGCAATCTATTGGGAATTATACAAAATTTTAACAATTACGCAAATAAAAAACCTTGCAAAGAAATCTGTTGAATTGATAAAAAATCAAAAATTTTCAAAAATTGTAACAAATAGGCAAAGAGTACCAAACTATTACAACAATTCATATCATTACGAAAACGTACCAGAAAAGAAAACAATTTACTATTTTGTAAAATAAAAGGGGGTGTTAAAAATGTATAAAAGAAAAACTATTGATTTATGGATTGTACAAGGCAACTATGGGCAAGGCTGGGAGGATGTGACAAGCTCGGAAAGCTACAAAGAAGCACGCCAAGATTTAAAAGACTATATAGAAAACGACAAATTTTTTTCATATAGATTGATATTAAAAAGAGTTAAAAAGGAGGAATAGAAAAATGAATAAAAAAGATATGTTAGAAAATATAAAGTTTACAGATTATCAGACCGAGAGCCTGGGCGGTCAGTGGCTATATACTCCATATATGGACTATTACAAAAGGAATAAAAGAGACATAAAAAAATATATTAAATATGATGGGCGTTATTTTGAAATATTCGAGATTCTACCAGAATATTACAACAAAGCTATTATATATAAGGAACTAGAAAAAGAAAATTATATTTTGTTAAGTTATGAGACAATCGTAGCGGAATATAAAGACAAAAAAATGATTTTATATGGCTATTATTCACAAACAACCGCAAAACATATCAATACATTTTTACAAAAATTTGATTTCAAAGGAATGAACAAAAAAGAGATTTTAAAAAATACTAATGTTGAAATGGAGGGATAAACCATGAAAAAGATTATTATATATTTATTAATTGTTTTGATGTTCGTAGGCGGTAAAGCCTACGACACGAACACCAGGAACAAAGCAAAATTTGAAGCATTAAAAGAAATTGAACAGGAAAAAGAAATTGAAGAACCTAAAACACATTTTTATTATGACGAATTTAACGAACAATATATAATCGACATAAATGGTAACGCATACACATTTCAAGAAATTGACATTGATTTTATCAATGAATATGAAGACCTAAAAGAAATAAATCCAGGTATAAGAGAAATAGTAGAAGATGGCAAAAACTTCAAAAATTAAAAGAGGAGGGCGGAAAAATGGAAAAAGAAAAAGCGATAAAGTATAGCGTTAAAATAATAGTAAACGGGGAGCTATTTTTTACAAATGAGCTAAGCGTTGAAGAGATAGAACAGCTAAAAAAATTTTTAGAAAATAACATGGAGGTGTTGAGATATGGAAAAAATTAGAACCGCTTAGAACAAGCGGCAAAATTTATTGACTATTACATAAAACCATTAAAAACAAAAAATAAATATTTGTATTATAAAAACAAAAATATTAAGGCGTTAGACTGGACAAGCGAAGACGGAACAGAACACAAAAAAATTTTGTGGTATTACTATTAAGATAGGAGGCGGGGAAAATAAAAGAGGCTTGGAGCGTTCAAGCTTCTTTTTTTGTGCTTTTTAGTACGTCAATATATAATAATTATATAATAGGCTTGTAACGCATTAAAACGCAAAATAAGACGTTTTTATATAAAAACAATATATTTGTATTATTGAAAAAATAAAAAGCTTTTAAAATGTATTTATAATTTATAGCATATAAACACAGAACGCAAAAACGGACGGCAAAAAGAAAAAACAATGTAATTATATAGATATAATATAAA